TTAAATGAAACTAACACCTAAAGAAATAAAAGAACAAAAGGCTAAGTTTGGTAGTAAAGCTGTAAATTACTTTGTTAGGTTTATGGATGCTAAAAGAAAATGGAAAAGACTACCAGACTACTTTATTAAACAAGTTATAGAGAATAGTGACAAACTATGAATAAGCTAACACCTAAACAAAATAAATTCGCTGAGGAGTATGTCAACACTGGCAATGCTTCAGAAGCTTATAGACGTGCTTATGATGTTGGTCAAGACACTAAGTTAGAGACTATAGCAACTAAGGCTAGTCACCTCTTAGCTCAGTACAATATAAGTACAAGGGTGCAAGAATTGAAAACAAAAGAAGCAGAAGCCTTTCAAATAACACGCAAGGAAGTAGCTGAGGGCTATTTTAAAATGATTAAATCTTGGGAGTATCTAATGGACCTAGCAGCAAAAGAAAACCTCACAAAAGAGCAGAAAGCTAAATTCTATTTACTTAAAGAAATGGTCAAGGGTTCTGACTATAGGGGTGCTTATGATTCTATTGCTAAGATGTTTGGACTAAATGCACCAGACAAACAAGAGATAGAATCCACAGTCAATAATATAAACATCAATATTAAGCGTGGAAGCGACTGAAATATTTGAGCGTAATTATGACAGTCAGTCTAAAATCGTAATAAATAGAGGAGGGACTAGAAGTTCTAAAACCTGGTCTTTAAATCAATTATGTGCATTGTGGTTAATTAGTGGCAACTATGGAGATGGTAAGTATTGTCATGAAGGTGTATGGACTACAGTAAGGAAATATAGGACTAATCTAGACGGAACAGTAATTAGAGACTTTGAAGACATTCTAAAGGCTGAGGGTTGGTATTCTGGAATAGACCATAACAAAACTAAGAAACAGTATAGATATGGCAAAAGGTTAGTTGAGTTTATAGGTGCTGACGATGAGCAGAAGCTCAGAGGTGCTAAAAGAAATATACTTTATTGTAACGAGGCCAATGAATTAGAATACAAACAAGAGTTTTTCCAATTACTAATGAGGACCGAAAACAAGATATTCCTAGACTTTAACCCAGACGATGAACAAATATGGATTAACCAAGAGCTCGAAATAAAGCGTTCTAAGGAAGTAGGAGACGTTGAGGTTATAGTAAGTAACTACAAAAACAATGCGTTTCTACCTAAGTCATTAATTAAAGAAATAGAATATCTAAAACAAACAGACAAAGAGTTCTGGAAGATATATGGTCTAGGTGAATATGGAAATATAAGTGGTTTAATATACGAGAATGTCAAGTATGTTGATAGTATGCCAGACTGTAAGTTAGTGGCTTATGGCTTAGACTTTGGCTATAGTATAGACCCCTCAGCATGTGTAGCTGTATACAAACGAGATGACGAACTATATTTAAAAGAAATACTCTACCAAAGAGAATTGACTAACCAGGATCTAGCTGAGGCTTTACTACCTATAGTTGGAAGAGATGAGGTTATATGTGACTCAGCAGAGCCTAAAAGTATAGAGGAAATATATAGACTAGGATTAAACGCTAAACCAGCTACAAAAGGTCGTGACAGTATTCTAAACGGAATAGACATTCTTAAACGCTATAAAATCAATGTTGTTAATAGTAGCAACCTTAGACGTGAGTTTAGGATGTATAAATGGGCAACTGACAAAAACGGAAATAGTCTACAAAAACCAATAGGACAAGACCATTTAATGGATGCTTTAAGATACGTGGCTTTAATACATTTAAAAGAAAATAATAGAGGATGGTATGCAATAAGATAATTTGTTATATTTGAATGATAATTAATAAATAACTAACTCAATACGTTAGATTAGTCAATGTTTATTAAATTACGTTTTGGAAATTGGGAGTGGTCGGCAAAAGAGCGTCACTCCCTTTTTATTTTACAGGAAGAAAATTAGCAAATGCTGAGCAAATGCTAAGCAAATGGGGTTCTATAAGATAAGATAAGATATTTATCTTATTATTTATTTATACTATTTCATAAACTAGCTAATTGAATATATTAGTTTTAAGACATTATAATTAATCAATGTATATAAACATATACAAAAAGTATTTAAGTTTCTTAGAATTGATTTAAATACTATTCTCAGCCATTGTGAGTTAGTATTTTAGTTAGTGTTTAGTTGTTTAGTTTTTTAATTTAAATTATTTAACGGTCGTTTAAGCGGTTGTTCAACGGTCGTTCAAACGTTCGTTTAACCATTAATAATAAAATTAAATAAGATAATATTAAAACAATAATAACACTATAGAAGAACTAAATAATAAAAAACTAAATAACAATAAAAACACGCTTTAGCACGCTAAACAGCACTCTTTTACTATAAAAATCAAGTGGACTTGAAGTGTACTTTAAGTATACTCTAAGCATCTCTATTCTATTCTTTTTTATTCTTTTCTAGTTGTTTAGTTTTTTAACTTAAATATTTATTTTAGTGTTTTGTTATTATTTAAAAATTTGTTATATATAGAATTATGGAAATTATAATCCCAACAAAGTGGGAAGATGTTACAATAGGAAACTACATCAACCTAAGACCAGTATTAAACTCTAAACTAAACCCTATAGAAAGAGTAGTCAACATTCTAGCAGTCTTAACAGGACAGAAAAGAGATGTAATTAAGAATATTAGTTTAGATCAGTTTAAGTCTATTAAAAAGAAAATGAGTTTCTTAGAGACTGAATTACCTAACAAACTAAAACATAAAAGGTTTAAGATTGGTGGTCAGTGGTATGAGTTCAAAGTAGATGCTAAGAAGTTATTGTTTGGAGAGTATATTAACAGCATGGAGATTCTGCAAAATGCTAAGGATGATGAGGAAGCAATATTTAACAACTTGCATCACATACTAACTACTATTTGCAGACCAGTTAAAAAAACTTTGTTTGGTTGGAAACATATTGAGGTAGATAGTGAAATACTTAGAAAGACAGCAGACAACTTTCTAAATAACATGCCAATGACAATAGCTTATCCAATAGGTGTTTTTTTTTACAATCACTCGGAGGACTTAACAAAAGCTATAAAAACTTGTTTGATGGAGGAAGCAGAGAGGATGACGAAGGAAGCAAGGGAGGAACTGGATTTAGTCAACGCTGGGGATGGTGGCACACCTTAGACAATTTGACTAATAGTAGGATAGACAAATGGGATGAGATACTAAACTGGGATATAACTAAAGCTCTAAATATAGTAGCTTATTATAGTGATAAACAAAAAATGGAACAACAGGTCCAAAGAGAAATGAGGCAAAAGTACAAACATAGATGAGTCAACAACTAGACATATTTGGTTTTAATGCTGACCAGTTAGAGGAAGTAAAAATAGACAATCCTACTACATTGAGTCAGGTGTTTAATAACATTGCTGCTGATATGGTTTATTGTTTACAACAATCAGTTAGAAAAGAGGGTTTAGTCTATAAAGGTAATTTAGAGCAGTCTATAAAAATGCCTGTTAAAATGTTTGGATTTAGGATGGTTGCTACATTATATCTAGCTGACTATTACGACTATCTTAATCAAGGGGTTAAAGGTATTGGAGGGATTCGTAAATATAAAAAAGGAGTAAAGCTGAATATTCCAGAACCTTGGGTAATTAAAGCACCTAACAGTCCATATCAGTTTAAGAAAGGTCCAAAGGTTAGTCATGTTAGACAATGGGCTAAAAGTAAGGGACTAAATGAATATGCAGTAAGAAACTCTATTGCTAGAACTGGAATTAGACCTAGATACTTTTTTGATAACTGTATGCAAGAGACTTTCTATGGTGAGGCTTTTGATAAATTTAAAACAGACATTAGAATAGTATCTGGTGAAAGAGTAGCAAAAGGATTAAAAGAAATATTAAAAAAATGAGTTTAGAAATTAAATATCTACCACAACAATATAGAACAGTATATAATCCTGTAGAGATTGTATTATATGAAACTAACAACACAACTATAAACTACACTGGATTTGCTTATTTGATTGATGTTAAGGATGGTTCTACTACAGTAGGAAGATTAAAAGTTCCTCCAACTACTGACGGTTTTGGAAGATTTGATTTGTCTGGAATTATGGAGAGTTATATTTCTAGTGATTTAGGTTTGTTAAACGGAACTAATTTAGACTCTGTTTATGATAATACTAATTCTTATAAAGACTTTACTTTAGAATTTGGTTGGGTACATTATAACACAGGATCTGCAACTTATGATATTCCACAAACTGTAACATTCCCAGACACTACTACTGGCACTTCTTATGATCTACTAACTTTTAATGGTAGTTTAGCAAGATACAGAAGAGACGTAGTTAATTTCTATGATTGGCAATCTTTAAACTATTTTAGGAATTATACAGCAAGTACAGTAGATAGAAAGTTTTTGACTAACTCACCAAACGGTGAAAGTCTTATTAGTTCTTATAATCAAAAAGTAATGTTAACAGATGAGGGTTATTTATATGCTTTGTATGACCATGCAAACTTCCCTTTAACTGAAGTTAATATTAGAATACTTGACATTGTAAATAACACAAGAGATGTAATATTGTCTCTACCAACTGGATTAAGTTCATTTAAACATTTAAGAATCCCATCTGCACCACATACTCTAAATAAGATTGACCAAAATTATATTTCAAGTGGTATTTATCCAATTATAGGGACTGAGGATGTTTCTTATAAAATATTTTTATCTGACTCTAGTGGTAGGGCTACACAAGAATTCTTTTTTAATATAGACTCAGAATGTAGATTTGAACATAGGAGACTAGAGTTTTTAAATAGTTTGGGTGGTTTTGATTATTTTAACTTTACTAAAGTGTCAAGACATACAGAAGAGATAGAAAGAAAGTTTTTTCAAACTACTCCAAATGACTTAACCTCAACAGGTGCTATAGACTATTCTATATCTAATAGAGAAAAAGTCCAATACTATACTAAGTCAATGCCTAAGATGAAACTAACTTCTGATTGGGTTGACTATAATACTTATAATTGGTTGTTAGAACTTATAGAAAGTCCTGAGATTTATTTAATGGATAGGTATATAACACCAACAGGAACTACAGAAACTTTAAGAATCCCAGTTAAAAATATTGAAGGTAATTGGGAAGAAAAGGTTTCTAGTGTAGATAAAGTATTTAATTTAGAAGTGAATTTAGAGTTTGGTATTAACAATTTTAGACAGAGATTTTAATGGAAGAAAAATTAACAGAATTTGAAAAGATGTTAAAGGAGTTAGAAAATAAAGCAGTTCCAGAAAGAACATGCAATATTGATGACGAAAACTGTGAAAGCTGTAGCGGATAATGGTTAAGGAAGAACTATATATTAATGGTGAAAATGTAGAGTTGTTAGATTCGTTAAACCCTAACTTAACTTTTAATATTGCTGACATTGCAAACCCTGATCAAAGGAAAGCCGACTTTTCTAAGACTATTACTTTGCCAGCTAGTAAAAAGATTAATAAAATCTTTGAACATATTTTTGATGTTAACACAGACTTACAAACATTTAATCCTAATCTAAGAACTGACGTTATTTATTTAGTTAACGGACAGGTTCAATTAGATGGCTATTTACAAATAAAATCTATTAAAAATAAGGATAAAGAAATAAATTACGAATGTGTTATAATTGGTAGAGTTGGAAATTTTTTTAGTGAACTACAAGAACAAGAGTTGACTGACTTAGATTTTAGTAGTTTAAATCATACTTACACAAAAGCTAATCAAGTTGCAACCTGGAATCTTCCTTTAACAACTGACTATTGTTATCCAATGATTAACTATGATATTAATTATGGTGGTTTGACAACTAGTGAAAATTGGTCTGTTACAGATTTTTTTCCAGCTATAAAAGTTAAAAAATATATAGATGCTATATTTAGTTCAATAGGTTACACTTATACATCTAGTTTTTTTACTAGTAGTTATTTTAATACTTTAATCATTCCTTTTTCTAGTAAAGATTTTAAACTGTCAGAATCGGCTATAAACAATTTAATATTTAGTGCAAGTAATCCAAAATTTTTAGGAACAGGAACTGGCTCTAGTAATTCATTTAACGGTGTCTATGATGACACTACTACATTTCAGAGTGACACAATAGTTAATCAGACTGAGGCTTATGACGCTGGCGGTGTTTATGATAATACTACAGGAGTCTTCACTGCTGGCTCTGCAGCTTATTATAATATAAATTGTATGGCACAAGTACAAGGGGAGTTTAATTCGCCTATTCCTAGTCCTACAGTTGGCACTCAATACACTTTAGTGTCTGATATACATGGTAAAATAAAACTAAATAAATATAACTCTAGTGGTGGTTTTATATCTACAATAGATGAACAGTTTTTCGGAATACAAGGTAGTAACACACCAGTCAATCCAAATACAACTATAACAACATCTAGCAACCCTACAACGTCATCTAATGAATATTATGTAGGTACAGTAATTAATCCAGCTTATGTAATAATAGACAATCTTAACAACACCTCAACACCAAATAAATTTTACGTAAGTGCTAGTAACATATATTTAAATAGTGGTGAAAAAGTAAAACTAGTAATTGAATATGAATGTAGGGGAAACGATTTAAAACTGTCTACAAATATAAATTTTAACTTTAATCAGTCAAATGTTTTTTGGAAAGACTCAGGCAACAACTTATATGATGCAAGGTCTTTTGGTTTAAACATTTTAAGCAGTTATTTTAATAACGAGATAGTAAATTCAACTTATGTAGAGGGAAGTAATATAGACATGTCTTCGTCTATTCCTGCAAAAGTTAAACAAAGAGACTTTATTAAGTCTTTAGTAAATATGTTTAATTTATATATTCAGCCTAACCCAGATGACGAAAAGGATTTAATAATAGAACCTAGAGACGATTTTTACAATAATGACGTAATTGATTGGAGTAGTAAAATAGATAAAAGCAAAGACATAGAGTTTCTGCCTATGGGTGCTTTAAATAGTAAAGAGTATTTATACACTTATAAAAAAGATAATGACTACTACAATAATTTATATTACAACACTTGGGATGAGGTTTACGGACAAGCTGACTTTATTATTAACAATGATTTTCTAAAAGCAGAACATAAAACAGAAGTTATATTTTCACCAACTCCAAGCGTTGGTCAATCTTGGTATGACAGAGTAATTCCTACAATTATAAAGTTTGACGATAAAAACGGAGTACAAAGAACTGAGGCTAATATAAGGATTTTACAATGGGGAGGGTTAAAAAGTACTGACCAGCAATGGCTACATGTTGACTCTAGTGCAGACACAATTAAAACAGACTATCCTTATGCTGGTATGTATAACGACCCTTATAGTCCTAGTGAAGATATTGGCTTTAATTTAACTAATGAGATATACTGGTCTAATGTTTTTAATAATGTTATAACTTTTAGCAATAATAATTTATACAATAAATATTATAAAAAGTTTATTGAAGAAATTACAGACACTAATTCTAAAATAGTTAATGCTTATTTTTATTTGACTCCAAGTGACATAACTAATTTAAGTTTTAGAAAACAATACTATTTTGAAGGTCAATATTTTAGACTAAATAAAGTAGAGAACTATAACCCATCTAATCCAATCACAAAATGTGAATTTCTTAAAATAAAAGAGGCTACTGTTTTTAGTCCTAGTACGCAGACTTCACATGGTGGAAATCAAACTATAAGCGGTAAAAGAACTCCAACTTTTGGACAAGGAACAGGAACTTTGACTAATGGAAATAGTGTAGGAAATAGAGGAGTAACTACTACTGGTTCTGATAATTATGTAAGTGGAACTGTTGAGGGTGCAACTATATTAGGTTCAAATAATAGTGTATTTTCAGGAGCAAAAAATGTAATTATTCAAGGTGATGGAAACACAGTAGAGTCAGGAGTTAAAAATGTGCAGTTAATAAACTCTAATAATCAAACTGTCACTCAGTCTAATATAATGTATATAAATGACGAGATACAAGGAAGTGGAAGTTTTGAGACTATAAATACTAATTTTATACCCAATGAAAATATTAGAACCTATTTAATAGATACTCAAGGAGGTAATGTTACAGCTAGTTTTGCTGCTGTTTATGGAACTTCTTTTCCTTACTTTCCTCACGTCGGTAAAATATGGACTTTTAAAAAATTACATTCTACTCATCAAGCTATTATAGACGCTACTGGATTATCAACCACTATAGACGGAAATTCTACTTATACACTTAGTGCAAATAATGATAGCATATCAATGATGTGGGATGGTCAACAATTTAATATAATATAAAATGGCAGAAAAAGTAGCTTTAGAAATAGATATAAATGCAAAGGGAGCAACAACCTCACTAGGACAATTAGAGGAAGAAGCGGAAAGATTAAACGAAGAACTGAGAAAAGTTCCTTTAGGATCTAAAGCATTTAAAGAATTAAAACAAGAGTTAGTCGGTGTTAACAAAGAAATTAAAAACACTGAGCTGTCTATGGAGGCTTTAGATAATGAACAGGTAGCTAGTGAACTTGGTTCTGTTGCTGGTGCTGTTGGTGACGTTTCTGCTGCTTTTATTCTACTAGGTGGTGGAGGTGGTGCTATTGAGGAAACAGTAAGAAACATAGAAAAAGCTATAGGAATCTCTATGGCTTTTAAAGGTGCTATTGAAGGAACTCAGTCTGCTATGAAGTTATTTAATAATGTTATTAAAAACTCTACAGCGTTTCAAAAGTTAAACAATGCAACTACTGTTGTGGCTTCTACTGTTATGGGCTTATTTAGTAAGTCTGTAGACACTACGTCAAAGTCATTTAAGTTTTTAAAAGGTGCAATAGTAGCTACTGGAATTGGTGCTTTAGTTGTGTTAGTTGGTGAGTTAATAGCAAACTTTGATAAAATTAAGAATGCTATAAACGGAGTTAATGACGCTAGTAAAGACTTACAAGCCAGCACAAAAGCAACAACAGAACTAAACAAGAAAAACCTAGAGACACTAAACAACCAAGAGAACATCTTAAAACTACAAGGTAAGACAGAACGTGAGATTTTAATGATGAAAATTGACGGACAGAAAAAAGTTGTTCAGTCAATAAAAAACGAATTAGATGCACAAAAAATAGTTAACGAGGAAAAAATACAGGGTAGCAAAAGAAACCAAAGAATATTACAGTTTACTTTAAAACTATTATCTGCTGGTCCAATGTTACTTTTAAAAACTATTGACTTTTTAGGTGAAGGAGTAGAGAAGTTAGTAAATTCAATCACACAAAGTGCAGTTGGGAAAAAAATATTTGGACTAGAGCCTATAGACGTTGATTTTGGTTTAACTGAAAAAGCTAATAAATTAATTGAGAAAGCTAGTACTTTAGTTTTTGACCCAGCAGAAACAGAGGCTCAAGGAAAAGAAGATTTAAAGAAACTAGAAGAACAATTACTACAACAAGAAAACGCTTTGGCTGGTTTTCAGTTGAGAGTTATTGACATGGATGCTAAAGCAGCTAAAACAAAACAGGATAAAATAGACAAAATTGAGGCGGATGCTAAAGCTAAAAGAGATAAGGAAAAAGCTAAAGAGATAGCAGAACAAGCGGCTAGAGACAATAAAGCTGTTGAGGACTACATGAATTTTTTACAAGCTAAAGAAGATTTAGAAAATGTATATTTTGAAAGTTTGTTAACTCAACAACAACAAGAGGAAAACGCTGTAGCAGATAAATATTTTAATCTTATAGAACAGGCTAAACAATATGGTGAAGATATTACATATCTAGAACAAGCTCAACAACACGAAATAAATGAAATTAAAAAGAAGTTTGCTAAAGAAGATTTAGAAAGACAGCAAGCTGTAGAAGATGCTAAAATAGGTTTAGCTATTGACGGAGTCGGTGCTTTAATAAACTTAACTTCTGCCTTTGCTAAAGACAATGAAAAGAGTCAAAGACGTGCATTTGAGATAAATAAGAAACTACAAATAGCACAGGCTATTATGCAAACTTATCAAGGTGCTAACGCTATCTTTGCTAGTGCTGCTGCTAACCCAGCTACGGTTTTATTTCCAGCTCAACCATTTATTGCTGCTG